ATACAGGGTGGTTACTCCGCTGGCACGGCAGACCGCAACGTGGGTAAATACGCCTGTCGAAACGGTTGTGGTCGAACTTTTGTTAATCAGGACGCTTCCGCCAACAGCCGCATAAAATTGCAACACGCCGCCAGTCGTTACACGGAACCCCCAATAATTATCTGCGTCTCCGGTGCTGCGCTGAGAAACGATGGCGCGCTGAACCGAGAAGTCTATTGGATAAATCCACGCCTCAACCGTAAAATCATATTCCCCGAACCCCCCACCCAGCCGCCAGGCGGCATGGTCTGCAAGGCGCAAACAGTCGCTATTGCCGTCGAAGTAAGCCGATGCCGTACCGTATTTTTTTGTGCCGGTTTTAGTGACGGTATTGTTTACAACTGTGACGGTTTTGCCGGTGTAATCGGTGAACGTCGTCCCGTTATCCGAACCATTCATATGCATCAGCAACGTGACGCTGGCAATGTATTCGTCGCCCGTCACCGCTTCGCTAAAGCTGGTCGTCGTCCCGGTTAGCCCGCTGACGGTAGAAACTAGAGAATCAACTTCGTCATAGACGCGCAGCGTGTAGGTCGTCGAGGCTTCCGGGCCGATGCTGGCTTCGTCCTGTTCGACGATATACGCGGTTTGCGTCAGGCGGTCACGATGCGCCCAGGAAACCGGAACCGGGTTAAGTTGCCCGCCAATGAAGTCCGGATAGACCAGGCTGTTAATCAGCATCTTTCCTGGCGCGTAGGGTCGATATTGCCGCTGGTCGAAGGTCAGGCTATCGGCAGGCGCGTCAGCCAGCGCCAGCTCGCCCCGACCCGTAACGGGCAACAATTTGACATCGACGGTTTCGGCGTCGGCATATTCTGTTTGCTCGAATCCCTGATAGCCATCGGCAAACCAGATTCGGGCGCTGGCCGAATGCTCATCTGGCACGGTATCGAGCACCCCGCGCGAGATCGTCGCCGTACCTGCAATCCAGTTGATTGCCGAGACCAGAACGCATTCGTTTTCGATGACGGCATAGCCACCAGCAACGACCAGATCGAGATCGACGCCATTCGCCAACGTGATCGCGGTCGTCGTCTTGGTCAGCGCCTCGACAACGGTTGCCGACGGGCAAAAGTCGCCATTGCCGCGCGCGACATAATCCGCCGCGCCGACCTTGGTGCAAATCGTGTAGTTGACGGCATCGCCGCTCGGGCGCACGGCAACGGTTTCAAGGTAGCCGGACAGCGGATCGACATAAGCCATATCTGCCGCCGACAGATTCCGCACCAGGTCCCAATAGGGTGTTTCGATCATTGCCCGATAGGGCGCCGGCGCCGTTTCATTCGACGGATCAACCCATTCGCCAGGTTGTTCGACCAGATAGGTGTTGTCTGGCAGCCCGTAGATATCCTCAACCGCATCAATGATGATCTGGCCGTCCTGCAGGGTGCCGCGATTGACCGCCAGCACCCGATAGACCACGTCGGCAATAGCGAACTCCGGCCAGGTCAGGCGGAAAACATCGCCGGGGAATACGGCCCAGGCGGCGCGGGTGGCGGTCAGCCGGATGCGGGCCAGCGGCGTCGAGGCGGCGTTCAGGTCGCGCAAGGCCACGCGCTGCGCCAGCGATGCCCAGCGGATGCCGGGATAGGCCCGCGTCTGCGCCACGACGCCACTCTGCGCCATGATGTTCGCGGTATCCTGGACGGTGACCGGCACATCCTTCCCGGTGGCGCAGTCCGTATAAACCGCCGTGATCTCGTTGACGGTTTCGCCCCACGCCTGGCGCTGATAGTCTTCGGCGCTGACCAGGTTGGTCGGCCCGTATTGCGGCAAGGTGCCGCGATCGTAATCGTCGCGGATCAGTTTCAGGGCGAAAGCGCCGGTGTCCGGCTTGACATAGAGCATGCCGCCGATGTGATCGAGCACGACCTGGATAAACGCTTCGATGGTTTCCTGGCGGTTCCACAGCAGCGACAGGCCAAAACCTTCATCAAACAGCGCATTGGCGGCGGCAGTGAATGAAGCGTTGTCGATAGCGCTGGTCGGATAGCCCATGCCCCACGCGGTATCGCTCAGGCATTGATAGACGATATGGGCCGGATTCATGCCGGCGCAAATGGTCGTCGACCAGGTGAAAACGATGCTGCCGAATTCCGTCAGGCTCGGCGTCACATCGTCGTCGCGCAAGAACTTCCACCCGGAGACCGGCCCGAGCGCACCGATAACGCCCTGGTAAAATAGCGATTGATCGGATGAGGCGCGGATGGAAACCGTCATGTACGCGCCGACAATATCCAGCGTCAGCTGATACCAGAACCCATCCGGAAGCTCTACAGTGCCAATGGCTACGCCGTTGATCGTCGGGCGTTGCGCCGCATCAATCCCCTGATCACGGCGCGGGTCGAAGGTGAAGATGGCCGCGCCGGTTCCATCGAGCAGCGAAAATACCATCGCATCGCCACTGGCGCCAACGATAACGCGAAACTCCACCACCAGGCGCGTGAAATTTATGGGCGTGGCCAGCGTCCGGATGGCGGCGCTATCCGGATCATTCGAATTGGTGGTGTCGTAAATAATAGCCGTATCGGCCAGGATCGCACCAACCGACCCGGTCACAGTGTAGTCGGCCAGGCTGTCGCAGTTATCCACAAGCGTTTCACTTGCCCCGGCGCCTGGTTCAATGACTGCCTTTTCCGGAAGCCATGCGGTGCCGCCCGTCCAGCCCTGCAAAATGCGCTTGACGCGAAAGGCCCATGGCTTGACGTAAGGGTTGTTGCTGGCGATCAACCCGCCATTGAATGCCGCCGAAAGAATCCCGCGAAAGGCAGGTATTCCGGCGCCGAGCAATCCGGCAAGATAGCCATTCGCTGCCTGCGTCGATTCGCCCATCATCACGTCGAGAACGCCCTCGACACCGCCCTCGCGCTTATCGCCGCCGAATAGTTCCGGCGCACTAACCCCGATGGCGCCGCTGGCGGTCTGCGCGCCAACCCAGGCGGCGCGCTCGCCGACCGTGATCTGATGCAAGGCGTCGACCGGGCCGTGGCAAATGCCGAAGTGCAGGCCCATGTAGTAGCGATAGCCGACCGTGACGCTTTTACTGCTGCCCATAAGACTCCCTTTCGGCGTGGGCGATGACGCGCTCCGCCATGGCGTTGCCGGTCTTTCTCAATGCGTCGGCAGTGATGCCGTGCTTCAGGAAGCCGGCCCAATCTATCCCGAGGCGCTCGCACCACTGGCGCAGGCCGCGATTGCAATAGCCAAGCTCGCGGCAGTGGCGATGCGTGATGACGGTCATTTCTTGCCGCCCGAACTCTTGATCGGCGTCGTTCTTAAATCGCCATACCACAGCACGTTCGCGCCGGTGATCAGCACCGTGCCGAAAACGACCGGGATCGGCCTGCCCTGTTCGGCAACCGGAATATCGAAGTCTTCCAGCGCCGCCGATTTTGGCTGCGGAGGTTTCGGCGCCAGCGCGGCGCTGACGAAGTAGGAAACGACCAGAAGGATCAGTTGAACCCAAAACATGGATCGGCCTCAATAGATCGGCGTTCCGGAGAACGGATTTTTTTCGGGGAAGTACGGCATGCCGCCGTAGTTCAGTTGATTGGCGAATTTCGTCGTGCAGGTGGTTAGCGTGTGGTCGCAGCCGGGATAAAGCTGGATGCCTTCGGTAGCGACCAGGCCGGGTATCTGAAAGCTGATGACCACCGTCCCGCCGACCTGCGAACGGATCGCCCGGCGGTCGAAGACGCCCGTCGTGCGCTCCCATTCCAGATAGCCGCCGGCAAAGTAGCCATCGGCGAACGCGCCCATGTCGGCAATGACCAGTAAATTGCCGGTCACGGTGGTGACGGTCTTGTTCGCCACGAAGCTGGCGCAGTTCAATGTGCAGCCGACGCCATAGACGACGTGCGGACAGGATTTTTGATAGGCGCGGCGCAGGCCGGCGCGCTTGAGCGAGGTATAGACCGACTCGCAATGAATGGCGGCACTTGACGGATTCCACGTCACGTTCAGCACGCGGCCGATCCATAGCGTCACCGCTTCACCGTCGCCGGCATGCAGGCGACGCACGGTAACGGCGACGATCTCTTCCGGCGGCATGGTCGAGAACAGCGCCAGCACCCCGAGCGAACGGTCGCAGGCAATCTCAAGGGCCAGGCGGGCGGTTTCGCTGGTCGCCTCGACGGCATTACGCGAGATCGGCGCGGCGGTGTAAATGTTGCCGCCGTAGGACACGTCGCCGTCGGCGCTGGTGTAGCGGTAGTGGGCGGCGCCGATGCTGAAGTCGTACAACTCGACCGGGCGCCCGGCTTGCGCCGAGGCTTCGATGGTGGCGTAGGTCATGGCACCGGCACCTCGATGCACGGCACGGCGACGGCCAGCCCTTCGCCGGGGCGGTGCAGCAGCTCGATGCGGTCGGCGTTGAAGCGGGCGCAACGCAGGTAGCTGATGCGGCCGAACTGCGCTACCGTGACAGCGACGCCGAGCGCGCTGGCCAGGGTCAGGTCGAAGGTCGGGCGACCGCCGACCGCCGGCCCGGCGGCGACGCCCGTCACCTGCCGGTAAAGCAGGTTGGACGGCACGCTCAGTTCAAGATCGAAGGCGCTGCGCCCGAGCGAGGCGGCGCCGGCCGGCGCGAAGACGCGCAGGGTGGTGGCGACGGCGCTGATGTCGGCGGCGGCGACCAGATCGCGCTGCCAGGTCGATTGCCAGAAGGCCAGCCAGCGCCCGTAGCGGCTGGCGATCCAGGCGCGCAGGGCGGCGATCTCGGCGGCTGCCAGGACGTGCCAGCGCATCATGAAGGCATCGTCCGGCAGATCGCGCGCGGCGGACGTGGACACCAGGCCGGTTTCGTTGTCGAAGTGCTCGACCGGCAAGGCGAAATCCTCGGCCAGCGCGCCACTGCCGACCAGCGGCACCATCGGCAGCACATCATGGCCGCGATATTGCGTGTAGGTGGTGGCGGCATGCACATCGACCGCCGGCGCTTCGAAGCTGATCGTGCCACGCTGCAGCGGGCCGGCCGGGCGCGAGATCGACAGTTCGACGCCGGCATGCGCCTGGTCAACGCGGTAGATCGTGGCGTTGCGCGCGGTGGCGACGGATTCCAGCACCAGCGCGCCCAGCGATACGCTCTCGATGACGCAGACTTCAAAATCGCGGATGCCGTTCCACAGCACCACGGACGCCCCGGCGACCAGGCCGAGGCCGGTGGTGTCCATCGTGATCGACACCGACGACCCGGCCGACACCGGGCCGGCATGGATCGCCTTGATCCAGTCCGGCACCTGGCACGCCGTACCGGCGCGCAGGATGGCGCGGGCGGCGCTCTGACCATCGGCATCGAACAGGTGGGCAAAATTCCACGTCCGGCGCGGCCGTTCGCGCAGACGGAAGCGCTGCTCGGACGCGCGGGCGCGCAGCACGTCGGTACGCCATTCCAGAACCTCGACGATCTCGCCGACCGGCATGAACGGCCACAGGCTCATGCCAGCGCCTGCTTGAAGGCCGAGGCGTTGCGCTGCACGGCGTTCATGATGACGCGCTCGCCGGCGGCGCTGCCCAGGTAATCGCCGATCACCGACTGGTCGAAGGCGTTGACGATGCGGATGTTCTGCGGCTGCGTCGCGCCGCCGCCCGACATAGAGACCGGGATGCGCCGGCCATCGGGCAGCGGGACGTAGGCTTCCGGCGTGGCGCCTTCGCCGAACAGGGCGAGCTGCGGCGAACTGGCGACGCCGCCGGAGGCGTACTTGCGCAGCGGCAGGGGGCCGCCGGCGGTCATGATGCCGCCATCGGCGAAGTTGAACAGGCTGGCCCAGTCGAACGAACCGGCGCTCTTAAACAGACCGCCGATGAGGCCGTCATCGCCCGACTTGCCGCCGGTCGCGTAATCGCCGAGCAGTTTTTTCATGAGGTTGGCGGCCAGCGCTTCGGCGGCCATGCGCTGCACCGTCTGCGCGAACTTGTAGCCCATCTGGTCGATGCCTTCGGCGAACGGATCGAAGAGGAAGTCGGCGAAGGCGGATTGCATGTTCTTCGCCGCCGACTTCGTGAATTCGTCGAGTTCGCTGACGGCAGCCAGCGCCTCTTCGGCGTCCCTCTTTTCCATTGCCCTGGTTTCGCCCTTGATCAGCGCGTCGGACAGTTTGGCGCGCAGCGCCAGTTCCTCGCGCATGAAGGCCAGTTGCTCTTCGCTGGCGCCGTTCTGTTCGGCAATGGCGATGGCGTCCGCCAGGCGCGCCTGCTCGACGACGCTGATCTGCGCCGCGTTGAGGCCGTAAACTTCGGCGGCTTCCTCGGCGGCGGCGATCTGCGCGAGCATCGCCTGGTTGTTCTTGAGGTTTATGGATTCCTGATTTTCCAGCGCGCGGCGGTATTCTTCCTGGGCGGCGAGCGACTTTTCCTGCGCCGCCAGGTTGTCCAGGTTGGCAAAGATGGCCTCGCGCTGCGCCGCGCTGGCCTTCAGCGTGCCAGCCTCCAGCAGGTAGCGGACCTTGGCCGCTTCCTTCTCGGCGTTGGTCAGCTTGTCGGTGCTGGCCAGGTCGACATCGTTGAGGGCGATTTTTTCGCGCAGCGATTCGAGCAGGCGGGCGGCGTCGTCGGCCTGGGCGCGCGCCGAACCGCCACCGCGCGCCACCTTGGCCGGCTTTTCCGGATCTGCCAGCGACGGCGCGGCGCGCTTGATCGTCGATTGCGTGGCGCCCCGGCCTTCGTTGCCGTAGTTGCCGGCGCTGTTGGCCAGCGCCTCGTTGATCTGCAAGCCCTTCAGGTATTCGAGCTGGGTCTTTTTCCGGTTGTAGCGCTGCTCGTCGAGATAGCCGTAGTCCTTGAGGTCGGCTTCCATCTTCGAAATTTCGCCGCGCACGACGGCGAGGTTTTCGGCGGTATTCTTGAACGGGTTCAGCGTGCCGTAGGCGAGCAGCGCGTTGCCGAAGCCGTCGGCATTCTTGATGCCGACCAGGAATTCTTCCGAGAGCTTCGTCAGCCACGGCAGCAGGTCGCTGGCGATGGCGATGCCGGCGGCGGCGGAAACCGTCTTCAGGCGGTCGAGGTTGTCGTTGAACTCGTCTGCCTGCTTGGCCAGCTTGCCGTCGATGATGGCACCGAGCTTTTCGCCCTCCTCGCGCATGCTCTTGAGGCCGGCGGCGCCGCCGTTGAGGATCGGCACCAGCTTGGCGCCCGACTTGCCGAAGGTTTCGACGGCGATGGCCGTCTTGCCAGCGCCGTCTTCCATGCCGGCGAACGAATCGGCGACCTCGGCGAAGACGGCATCGGCGGATTTCAGGCGGCCCGACGAATCGGTGACGCTGACGCCGAGCGCTTCGAACAGCTTCGAGGCTTCCTTGCCGCCGTCGGCGGCGTCCTTCATCTTGACGCTGAGTTTCTTCAGCGCCTCGGCCATTTCGTCGGCCGCGACGCCGTTCAGCTTGCCGGCGAAGTTGAGCGCCGACAGGTCTTCGACCGTAACGCCCAGGCGCTCGGCCGATTCGTTCAATGCATCCAGGCTGTCGATGGATGTCTTGACCGTCGACGCCAGCGTGGCGCCGCCGAGCAGGCCGGCGAGGCCACCGACCGAGCCGAGGAATGAAAACGAGTTTTTGAGGCCGGCGGCCGAGGCCGACAGCGATTGCAACCCGCGCTGCGCCGAGGCGATGGCGGCGCGGGTGTCGTCGCGGGCGGTGATGATGACTTCGGTTTTTTGGCTCACTTGCTCATCATCCAGTCACGTATCACGATCAAATCCAGCACCAGC